CATAATATAGTTTTATCTCAAGGCGTTTATTTATGTATATAATACAGCATTATAAGCACGAAGTCAACCGTTTATATGCCCTATGTGACCGTTTGTACATCAAAAGTGCGGTATCGGAACGCCGCTACACCAACAAAGTAATTTTGGTCACCGGAACTAATATCAAAGTCCAACCCTTCTAAACTAATGGGGAAGCAGTCTTTAAATGATATTTGTACATTTGGGTTGTTATTTGAGTCTAGTACATATAATGATGCATCACTGAATTGCCCCAAGTCCTTCGCTCTGTTATTTTGGTTCGGGAACCGATACCGTTGTCCATCGACATACTCGGTGAATTGCTTGTGACTTTCAGGTGATCCTAAACCAATCATCCAATTGTATAATTCTTTATAGTTAGCCATATCTTCTTGTATCAGGAATCGAATAACCAATTCACCAAACTGTAGCTTCTCACCCGGGAAGTATAAGTTTGACAGGGGAGTTTGTTGCTCCTGTTGACCTAACGACATTTGTGGTAAGTTGGCTGCCTGACAGAAAAATGATACGTTTGGGATATTGTGTACCTGGAATCTAAATCCAGTGGGGCGTAGATAATCAAGCTCTGTAGGATTGCTTGCCCCTGCTAGACCTGATTCTGCTACAGATGTTATTGGATTGAATGCCATTCTGTGTTATCCCCTAGGGTCTGTATCCCGGACCCAATGTGTTAACCGGTTGATTTTGTTTCTCGTGGAATCTACCCCAAATGCAATGCGCCAGTTCATGCCCATAGTATTCCGGTTCATAGCTATCTTTTGGGTCAACTAGATGTATTGTGCATTTATTTTTTTGTGGTAGTAAGGAAGCAAATGCTTGCACATCTTTCCAATCGTCGATACCCTTTAACATTGCCGCGGATCGCAAGGCTGATTTGTTCGGATACACTTTTAATGTAATCGTTACTAAATCTTTTTGATATTCTTTAGTTTCAAACCAATAGTTATCCTTGCCCCTACCATTGTTCGAGGGTGAGTTGTCGCATGCATTGACAAGCAATAGGGTTGTTAATATAATTATTAATATTTTCATACTAATATTTATAACGATTAAAAAAGGTAAATCCTGTACAGGAAGCTCTTAGTTATAAATTTGAGGTGACTAACACTGTTAGTACACTTGGTGCGAATGTGTTGTAACTGAGGGTAATGAGTAGCTGTCAGGGGGAATTTATCCCCCTCAGGCGTGTTGCGGTTATTAGACTAGTTGTGATAGGCAACTAGCAATTACGAAGAAACTTACAGTGAACAATGCAGATATACTGATTGCCTCACAAAAAGGTCCGTCACAACTCTTGAAAAAAGAGATTGCTTGCTTCATTAGTTTTTTTACTCCTGGTTAATTATGTGAGTTAGTCTCACACATTTATTTATATGCATTAAGTCGAAAATAGCGGTATGCATACTATGATATTTTCTCATCCCCAGTATGCATAGATGTTATAACCCTTTAAGGAATTCTAGGCAAAAAAAGGGACTCCGAAAAGTCCCTTGAAAGCGATTGCTTAAAGCAATTCTTTTTATTACATCAAGTTTGCAACCTTAACTGAACGATAATATTGATTTCTGTCAGCAGTGAAAGTAGCGCCGTCAGTTGTACCGTTAGCTTGGGTAACATATGGGTTAGCAATCATACCGTAGCGAGTCTTAAAGCCGATCTTTGGCTGAAAAGTAGCAGGGTCAATAGCGCGAACCATTTGTAATGGAACATATGGGCAATAGAAAAGACCTGCGTCATATGCACTTGTTCCCTTATAACCAACAACATAGAACTGACTAGCAGAACCAGTGTTAGCGGAGTAAGGATCAATATAAACTTTGTAGCGACCGTTCAACATACCAGCATAGGTGTTACCAGTATCATCAACGTTTAGATCTGATGACAAAGCAGGTGTGTAATCAAGTACGCCAGCCATTGCCAAAGCACTTGCAACATCAGATGAACAGATGATGAAGTTACCTTTACCGCGACGAGTATCTTGAGCAATTACGTTTGCATCACGTTCAATGTTGAACAACAAACCTTTGAAACGCTCAACAGACCAACGACCATTTGAGTCAACGTCAAGATCGAAAGTACCAGCAGTAGCAGTAGATGCCGCACCAGGCTTAGCAACATTGTAGATAGTACGAATAACTTCACGGTTAATTTCAGCAAGAATTTCTTGTGAAAGAATGTTAGAAAGTTCGCTTTCTGCGTCAAGACCATGAATCGCTTTCAAGTCTTGTGCAAGTTCTACAGTGTACTCAGCTTTCAATGCACGGGTCTTAGCAGTAACAGTAGTCTTCTCAATAGAGAAAGCCATCTGATTCATTGCAGTTCCACCTGATTCGCCTAGAGGCTCACCATTTTCAGTAGTAAGACCAGCACCGTTAGTGTAGGTACCATCAACTGGGTTAGAACCAGCATGAGTGCCAGTACCAGAGAAGTCAGTGTCTGCTTCGTTAAATAATGCTTCAGTACCAGTCTGGGTGCTGTAGTGAGATCGCATTGCAAAGATCAAGCCAGTAGGGCCAGTCATTGGCTGTACGCCAGCAACGTCATAAGCCATCAAGTTAGGCAATGAACGACGGACGAGTGAGATTAGGATTGGGTCGTAGTTATCTACGCCACCACCAGTTACGGAGTTAGCTGATGCCGCTTCTGAGAACATTGAAGTTCGCTCTTCTCTAAGAGCTTTCTCCTGGTTCTCAAGAACAACAGCAGTTACAGTACGACGGTAGCTATCTTTAATGCTACCTAGATCCGGATGATCCAGTACTGGACTCCACTTTTTTTGGATTTCTTCTGAAAGATACATCTAAGTTTCTCCTTAGTTTTGGGTGTTATTTGTTATTGTCTATTATATTTATAAAAGATTAATTTTTAACTGATTTAGTTATAGCCTGAGTGTAAACGCTCATAGAACCAGATTCCTGAAGTGATTCACTGTCTAAAGTGTCATCCATTTTATCATCTGCATAAGTTGCTTTTACTTTCGGGAAATAGTTTTCTTTGATGACAGTTACTTTCTCAGCAAAGAGCTCTTCGTTATCAAACTCAACATCTGCGGTAAGTTTGGATAGTTTCTCAGATTCTGTTACAGTAAGATCAGCAGTCGCTTCAGCAAAAACTTTATTACGCATTAACTTTGCTTTCTCTGCAACGATTTCTAATTTCTCTGCAACTGACTCATCAAGTTTACTTGTGAGTGAGTCAATCTGAGATTGCATTTCACCAAGTACGTCATACTTTTCAGTAGGCACTTCAATGTAATGCTCTGCAAAAAGACCTTGCAAGCCCTTGATGAAGTCTTCAGTAATTTCAGTACGTAGACCTTTTTCAATTGCAAGTTCGTTCTCTTTCATCCAGTTCTCAGAAACATAGTTGAGGTAGCCGTCGATTTTCTCGACCATCTCTTCCATGAAGGTTTCCTGAGCAATAACAGCTTCTTCGGCTAGTTCAGTTTGGATTTCTTCTACTTCGCTAGTAACACGCGCAGTAACTACGGCTTCAAACAATGAAGCGGCTTTAGTTTTAAATTCTTCAGTAAGACCTTGCTCTTCAGCAAACAGTCCGTCGATGTCGCCGTCAAATAATCCTTCAACTTCAACGTCTTCAATTATTTCTTCGTCTTCAACCACAACTTCTTCAGCCGCAAGTCCAGACGCCTTTCCACTCATATCTTGAAAGTTAGTAGCATCTCCGGCACCATTACCTTTGGGCAATGTACCATCTTTTTTAGCTTTAGCAGAAGCTGCCTTGCCTGGAGCTCCATCAACTGGGTCAGTGCTAAGAGTTTCAGGTGATTCCATTTTTGAATCGCCTTGTGCGGGTGAGCTTGAATCACCTGGTTTAACATTAGGTGCAAGTTTCTGGGCTTCGTCTAGTTCAATAACTTCTTCAACGAGTGCCTCCGAACTTTGCTTCGAGAGTAGCTCTCGAATTTTGCTTTCTATAGCCATTGTGTCCTCCTAAGGATTGTGTTTACTTTTATTAAATTATTTATAACTATTAAAGATTTGAAATACGTGTTAAGAATGAATTCCAAACTTTCAGTTTAGCTTCGTCTAGTTCATGGATTGAAGCCTCACTAATTATTTGTTTTGCCATCTCCATTTCCCGTCCTTGCCATACACCATCAACCATAACCCATTCTCTACTCTCCATGATACCCTCAACATATGCATCTGGAGCAGAAGGATCGGCAACAATGTCAGCCGCGGTTGCTAGGACAAAGTCATCTTGCACTTCATTTATGCCGTTGCGCTCTTTAATAGAGCCCAAACCCCTTGAACTAACACCAAGCTGTGCGCCAGCTTCAATTAGGTTTTTAGCAATTTTGCCCATGGGAGTGTCAAGTATTTTAGCTCTTCCGATGTAGTTGTCACCATCTTCCTTAAGAGATACAATCATATGCGAAACACGATCAAGGTTAAGAGAGGGACCTTCGGGATGTCCCAACTCACCCAATGCTCTTTTCTTGTCAATACTTTCCTTAGTATAACGTGCTACTTCCCTCTGCATAACTTCTTTAGGGTATACTCGTCCGTTACGGTTCTTTAAATTTGATTGAAGAAAAACACCCTCAATAAACAATGTTTTTTTACCATTACTATCTTCTTCAGCAATGTACTGTATGTCTTCAATAAGTTCTTTAATAAGTCTCATTAACCTAATGCTCCTTGATCTTGATGCTGTTGAGAACCGTATCCATCTACCTTTGAAGTCTGTACAATAACAGTGCCTGCATTAGGGGTAATCAGAACAACGATATCTGAGGAATTTTCTCTATTGTCAGTAAAGCCATAAAACTCTAGCTTACCAGATAATGTTAGTGTATGCAATACCTTGCTGTTTCTTGTGATGGTAGCAGATGATCCTGTTGCAAGTGACCAATACATCGCACTGATATTAGCTTTAGGTGATGCCTGGGTCTCTGTGCTTTTCTTTAAGGTTGATGCCAGTGCAATAGTCTGTGCGGCAGGCGTGGAACCATCTTCAGAGACAACTGTTACACCCTGAACTTGTGTCAGTTTTAAATTTGCTTGTGTCGATGCCATTAGATTAGTTACCCCTTAATATTTCTTTTTAGTGTGGTTGCTGTGTGAGCTCTCTTCAAGCACCTCTAGTGCATATGTCTCACATGTTTCTATGCCATGTTCAAACATCACCTTATACCACCATACCTTTCCGGACGCATCTGGTTCAGCATGCTCACCCATCATTGGCTTACCTTCACCAAACTTAGGATGAGAAACTTTCATAGCGCACATGTGTGTAAGTTTGGGTTGCTCTGAACCGCCTTGGGTGGGGGGAGTTACATCTCCCTCGATACCATCTTCGGCTGGGTGATTTGCTGTGGCTTTAGCTTTTTTAGTATTTGCAATTGGGATTGCTTCTTCAGTTTGCCGAGACATATTCTCAGCTCTTTTAGCTTTTCGAGATGCTTTCATGCGGAGTTCTTCTTCATCCGCCGCAATGCCTTCTCTAAATTCTTTAAACTTCTTCATTTTCTTCAGCCTCCTCG